CGGGTTGGCGGTCGTGTCGGCGTCGTCGGCAGCCTGGCTGTTGTCGCCGCCCGTACCTTGCTCGCCGAGGGTCACGAAGGGCTTCACGGCCTGGCGTGCTTCGACCATGCCGGCGTACTTGTCGGGGTTGGTCTTGGCCACCTCGGCCCACTCGTCGCGCTCCTTGGCGATGAGACGGCCGCCCTTGAGCAGTTCGTCGAGTTGCACGGCCACCTTGCGGCTGGCGTTCTCGTCGGCGATCTGGGTGAGCTGGTTCTGGGCTTCGCTGAGCTTCGTCTTGAGGCTCTTGACCTCGGCCAAAACGACGCCCTCGGAAGCACCCTCGTCCAGGTTCAATTCGATAGCGATGGTCTTCACGTTGTCACCTCCCTCGGTAAGGTCGACGTCGGCTTGGGTCTGCGCGCCTTCGTCGCCCTTCCCGTTGGGGGAAACAGGCTGCGAATCAGCGGCTGAGGATTCAGAGGTTGTCGTTTCGGGGCCGTTGCAGAGCTGGCACAGAGCGCCGTGTACGGCCGCCATTTGCTCGCGCATGGCAGGAGCGCCGCGCGTGCCCTTGATGGCAGTGCCGAGCTTTTCGTGCAGCGCCTTGAGGTCAGCCAGCATGGCCGTCAGGTCGGGCAGGTTCTGGCCCGCTTTGGCACCGTCGCCGTCGTCGGCCTCGCGGTCGGGCGTTATGTCCTCGGCCAGCGCCTTGCCCAGCTTCTCGCCGCATTTGGCGCACTCCGTGGCGTCCAGCTCGTTCTTGGCGCCGCAGGCGATGCAGGTCTTCGCCTCGGCCAGCTCGCTAGACCTTGCGGCGATGGCATCGACGGAATCGAAACTGCAGAGGTCGATGCTTGCGTTCTTCGTTTCACCGTCCGCGTACTTGAGCGGCTTGCTGCCTGCAGTGGAGTCGGGGTTGCGGCTTTTCAACTCGGCCGCGATGGCTGCGGCGAACCAGGCCATGTCGCTCTTCGAGAACCCCTTGAGCGTGTTGCCAGCGCCAGCGTGCTGGAAGAGACGGCGGTTGTAGGCCGTGAGGTCGCCAGTTGACTTTCCCTTGATCTCCTTGCTGAGGGCGGCCTTGTCGGCGTCGGTGATCGACAGTTTGACCTCGGCTGGCGGGAGCTGAGCGAGCAAGACCTCGGACAGCGACAGGGTGAGCGCTTCGCGCTGGGCGGCGGCGGCGTCGCGTATGCCGGGCATGATGGAGAGCACAGGGACGTTGGTGATGGTCATACTGCGCAACACGTTGTCCACCTCGCCGCCCTCGTTCATGACCACGCTGCCGATCTCGACGGAGCCGTACTTGTACTGGTCATCGTTCAAGAGTTGCGCGCCCAGGCCGGTCCACTCGACATCGGCCCACAGCGCCAAGCCGCTCAGTTCGCCCTCTTCGTAGGAGGCCAGGTAGACGCGCTTGACCCAGCCGGCGGCCGGCGCCGAGAGGTCGTGCTCGCCGGACGAATCGACTACCGGCTCGCGGCCCAGCACGCCCGACTCGAAGTTGGCGATCAGTTCGTGCGCCAGGTCTTCGTCGAGCGTCAGGTCGGGGTACTTGGCCGAATGCCACGCGCCGATGGGAAACACCATCATAGGAGTGGTTTGCCCGGCGGAGATGCGTTCGCCGAGACGCAGGCGGTAGAGGGGTGCGGCTGTCATCGTCGGCATGTCACTCTCCTTGGCTCAGCTCGTAGAAGGTCAGGCAACGGCAGGCGCCACCGCCGGCGCAATCCGGGTTCGGTGTGGCGTCGAAGGCCTCGTCGAGTTCATCAGGGCCGTACTCCGTGCCGTCAGCGTCCTCGCACTCGTCGCAGGTGTTGTAATCGAGGATGGCCGAATACACGGCGCCCGCGATGTCGGAGCGCTCGGCCTGCGCCTCGTCGGTGCGCCCGCTCTGCATGATGTCGCTCACGCTCGGCGCCTGCGCGGCAGCGGCAGCGTCGGCAGCGCGCCCCACGGCGGTGTCGAAGACCAGCTCGTTGAGCGGCACGCCGGCGGCGATACGCGCCGCCTGCGCGCCGGCAGCGGCCATGATCTGCTGCGCTATCTGCTTGGCAGCAGCGGCGGCGGCCTGGGCGATGCCCACGGCACGAGCGCCGAACGAGCCCGCCTCGGCCGCCTCGATACCGCGCCGCGAGTCCACGATCTGCTCTATGGCGTCGCTACCCTTGCGCTGGCGCTGTAGCTCGTCGGCGACCTGCTGGCGTCCGGCGGCGTAGAACGAGGTCAGCACGCCTTTGATGTCGCGGGTCAGCACGTCGACCATCGGCGGGGCGCCGGCCGCGAACTTGTCGAGCGTGTTGCTGTCGACCGCTTGGCGGGCGCGGCGCCCCAACTCGGCGACCATCGCCTGGCGCGTCGTCTCGGTGGCCGTGGCGATAGCAGTCTTGGCGGAGTCGAACTTGGCGGTCACTTCGGCCAGGTCGCAGAACAGCTCCAAACCCTGAGGCTCGCGCTTAGGCTTGTGCTCGCTGGCCTTCAGCACCGGCGCCCGTTGGCCGGGCAGCATCGGCGCCGCGATAGGCGAGGCCGGTTTGGACACGTCGGCGCGCGTCTCGATGGCCGTGGCGTCGCGCGCTGCTTGCGTCTGCTGCGCTACCGTCTGGCCGCCGGCCGTACCTGTCGGACCCACCGCCGGCAGCATCGTCTGGTTGGCCGGTGCGCCCTCGTCGATGTCGTCGTCTTGCAGCTTCGGCAGGTCGAGCAGTTCGCGGATGTGGGCCACGGTGTCGGGGTCGTCGAAACTCAGTCCGGCCTGCGTGAGGAAGTTGAGCCCCTGGCCGAACTCCAGCGGGTCGACGCGACCGATCTGGCCGAAGTCGAGCTTCGGCATCAGGTCCGGGTCTTCGCCGAAGTTGTAGCTCACGAGCTGCCAGATCAGGCCCTCGCGGCGGTTGAACTCGTCTTCGACGCAGGCCGCCTCGGCCTCGCAGGACTCGCGGAACATGTCGCCCAGCGTCATGCCTAGGGCGCGGCTGCCGGAGCCCGTCTTGCCCAGGTCGAGCACCTGCGCTATGAGCACGTTGCTCATGGTCTGCTCCAGCTGCAGGATGCTGTTGTCCAGGTCATGTACCGAGGCTTCGCTCTTGAGCAGTTCCATGCTCACGTCGGCAGGCAAGCGGATGAACATGCGCTCGCCCACACTCCAGGCGCGGCCCATGGCGTCCACCTCTTGCTGCACCTGCTTGTTGGCGTAGGCGGCCGGGCCGAGCGTGAACACGGGCATACCGCCCATCTTGTCGGCGAGAAGCACGCGCGCTATCTCCAGGCGCTCCTTCATGTACCACGGCTTGTGCAGCGGCCGCAGGACCGAGCGCCCGCGCCAGTTCTCACCCTCGCGCTGGTTCACGAACCACATGAGCTTGCTGCCGTCGATGGTCTTCTTGGGGCCGTCCAGATGCGCCGTCTCGCCGGGGATGGTCAGCCAGTGGCCGAAGACACTCTGCTCGATCTTCGTGATGCGCCCGTTGGCACCCCATATCCACCAGATGGTCGAAGGCGGCCGCCAGGCCAGGCGGTCGATACGTATCTTGCCGTCGTCGTCGACGCACCAGATGATCTCGAAGGGGGAGAAGCCGTAGTCACGGTACAGCAGGATCTCCTTGAGCACGCTGCGCCAGGGGTAGGCCATGCGCTCGAACAGGCATTCGCTGACAAACTGCGCCACCTCGCGCGCCTTCTCACTCTTCGGGTCCGAAGGCACCACAGAGGGCCGCGCGCGCAGCAGCGGCAGGTCGGTGGCACTGCGCAGGCCGGCAATCTTCGGGTCGCTGAGGCGCATGCGGTCGTAGATGGGAAAGGCGCGCATCCCGCGTAGGTCGCTGAGGTACTCCAGGTCACGGATGCGGCGCTCGGTGCCCGGATCGACCCAGCCCCAGTAGCCCATGCCCGTGTCGCCGTACTCGGTCATGTCGGCTGTTGGTTTGGCGCTGCCACCCTCGGCCAGGCTGGCCAGCAAGTCCCACTGCGTTGAGTCGGCCACGGTCACATCCCCAGGTCGAAAGGTTGGTCAGCGGGCAAGAGGGCGTCCACGGGCAGCGGCGCCGTCTCGGGCGGTACGAGCATCACGCAAGCCTGCCGGGGAGCGCCCAGGATGCGCTCGCCGTCATAGTCGGCGGGGAAGTCGTTCACGTCGCAACTGTCGCCGAGGTCGCTCACGGTTCGCCCCTCCAGGCGCGGATACATGGCAGGACGAAAACCCACGCGACGTACACGACGAAGAACGCCCAGCACAGAGCATCCCCCATGCTGCTCACCACACCCTCCCGTAGATGCCGCCCGACACACTCACCGCAGGCTCGAAGCCCGGCGGCGCGAAGGGGTCAGCCGGCGGCTCGTACTCGTCGTGGCCGTACTCGACGGCGGTGACGTGGTTCACAGCCCAGTAGCGCAGCGCGTCGAGGGCGTGCGTGTAGGGGCTCGATTCGTCGTAGAGGTCGGGGCGGTGCTTGTCGGGGCGCACGCTGGCCAGCGCTTCGATGGTCCAGGGGCAGTCGCGGCTGACCACGAGCGGCAACACCGGGTCAGCCAGGTGGCTCATGATGCGCAGGCAGCCGTCACGGATGCCCGAGGGCTTGCACACCGGACCTAGGCCAGAACGGGCGAAGATGTCGAACTCGGTCTCGGATGTCTGCGACTGCACGCCACGCCCGGCCGGGTCGCAGTAGGTCGTCAGCAGGCGACCGGCGTGAATGCCTAGCCCCGCCTCGGTGGCGCGTATGGCAGCGACGAACTGCTCGGTGGTCAGGTTCTCGGGCACCAACTCGCCGACGACGAAGGGCTGCCCTTGCGGCGAGGTCTGTATCCACAGGCAGGCCGGATTGCGGTAGCCGAAGTCCACGGCGCGCTCGGTCTGCCAGTTGAGCACGGGCAGCGCGTCGTCTGCCTTGGCGACGTTGCGCAGGCTGTCGAAGCGCTCGAAGAACACGCCCTCCGGCGCGGCGAAGGCGTCGTCCGGCGTGGCGGCGTACTCGCGACGCGCCTTGCGCGGCTCCACGGCGCCCAGCACTTCGCGGTCGTACCATGCTTGCGTGCGATCGGGGTGCGCCTGCCAGCCGGCGAACACCGCCCGCCAGTCGCCCTCGCCAGCCAGGGCTTGCTTCCAGAGCTTGTGCGCGAAGTCGCCGGGGCCGTCGCCGGTCGTGACCACGTGAATGCGGGCGCAGCCGGGCTCCAACGCCGCGAGCTGGTCTGACTGGTAGTCCCAGAAGCAGAACTCGTCCAACAGGGCGCCGTAGTAGCTGCCGCCACGACCCATGCGCTTGGTTGCCGGCAGGGCGTGGAACAGCGAGCCGTTGGCGAAGCCCAGGCTGAGCACGTTGTCCTGCGTCACGGCCGGCAGCACCCACTTGCCGCTGGCCACGGCGCTCTCGTGCATGATCTTCAGGCGGCGGATAGCGTCGGCGGCGTCGTCTTGCGTCTGCCGGCAGATAGCGAACGTGCGGTGGCCGGCGAACTCAGCACAGAAGAGCCAGTGCGCCAGATCGAGCCACGTCCAGCCGAGCTGCCGGCTCTTGAGGGCGAAGAGGCGCGGTGAGTCCAGGGTGCCGCTTTCGACCATCTCGCGCTGGAAGTCCCACAGGGCGAAGGGCACCAGGGCGCCGCTCACCTTGTCCTCGATGCGCAGCGACTGGATGAAGTCGAGTTCGGGCGGCGCCTTGACGGCCGTGGCTTCTTTGGCCTGCCGGGTCAGGTCAAGCAGCCGCTCTGCGCGCTCCGTTTCAGCGCCCACGGGACTCCGCCAGGATGCGCTGCAGCTCTTCCTCTATCGCGTCCAAGGTGAGGTGGCGCGTCTCGATCTTGTCGGCCTGGCCCAGCCACTGCTTGCCGAGCCAGATCATCATGGTCCTGTCGCCCGCCTGGGCGGCCTCGAACTGTGCTCGGCGCAGACTGATGCTGCCCTTGTCCCAGCCGCGCTGCCACGCCTCGGCGAGCGGCGCATCTCTGGCCAGCCGCTTACTGACGGCCTGCTGCGTGCAGCCGAACCACGAGCCCACTTCTTGCTGCGTGCAGTGCATGGCGGCCAACTTCTCAAGCTCGGCGGCGCCGATGGGGGCAGCGTCGCTGCGGGGTTTACGAGTCGCCACGACACACAGCCTTCCTGCCGGTGAACTTCTGCCAGCGGGTAACGATGGCGTCGCAGTAGCGCGGCTCGGGCACCGTGTCGGGGTCGGTCAGGCCAGGTCTGGCCGTCAGGCGATTCAGCTCTTCGGCGTCAAAGCCGGTGAGTGAGAGGTCGATGTCGAGCCCCGAGAGGTCGCCAAGCTCGACGGTCAGCAGGTCGATGTCCCAGGACGCCTCTTGCGCCGTGCGGTTATCGGCCAGGCGGTAGGCCCTCACTTGCGCCGGCGTGAGGTCGTCGGCGACGAGAACAGGAACAGCTTTGAGGCCCAGAGACTGCGCCGCCAAGAGGCGCGTGTGGCCAGCGATGATGACGCCGGCAGCATCGACCACGATGGGCTGCCGCCAGCCGAATGCCTTGATCGAGGCGGCCACCTTAGCGACGGCCTTGGAGGAGAGGACGCGAGCGTTCTGCGGGTACGGTGTGAGCGCGTCGAGAGGGCGCCACTCGACGGTGAGCGCCGCGTTTTTCTCTCTTACAACACTGGCCCCTGCCGACACGCAGTCATACCCTCAGCCCCCTGAGGTGGCGCGTCGGGGCCGACGCCTTCACCGGCCTACCACTATACACCTTCTGTGAGCCGACACAAGCGCCGCTGCTGCGACGATAGGCCGTCAGGCGGGTGCTACCCTTTGTCGGCGCCTCGTTCGCCCAGACGCGCTTGTGCATCAGCCAGGCGCTTGTCGACCATCGCCAGCGTGGCGCCTTGCTCGGCAATGGCTTCGTCGAAGACATCTAGCAGAGCCTCGGCGGTGTTGCACTTGTCCTCGGCTCGCGCCAGTGCCTCATGGCACTTGTCTACGTCGCCTTGCAGCTTGGC